AAGACGGTTTCCACCAGCCATCTGTGCAAGCGTCATTTTTAACTTAGTGATAAATGTCATTCCCAATGAATCTAGAATATCACAGCTATCTTCTTCTAATGGAAGCATTTCGTTTCCAAACTTTGCAGAAGCAATGTTCCATAACAAATAACGATCCTCTTTCAACCACTCAACACACGTTTCTAGAGTGGGCCTAAGGAACCCATCCCGCCAAGAATCATAATCTCCAAATTTTTTATAAGACTGTTCAGGATCATCTGAGTATGCCTCTTTAGCAAAATATGGGGGAGAAGTAAACACTAGATCCACCTTCCCCTGATATTTCTTAAACTCTGAATTATTTTTAATAACTTCCGACCCATCTTGAAACACCTGGAAGGTATTGGTATGGGGAAATAATCCAGAACCCCTATATGTTCTTTCATTATAAAAATTAGCTAGGTCCTCATATTTTGTGTATGGACAGTCTTTTCCATAATCTGAATGAATGATATGGTCGGTATTAGGATCAGTACCAATGTAATGTATGTCACGATCATTGCGAACAGACATAGCCCCCAAAATGCGGCCGCCCCACCCAGCACTAGGATCGTAAATAATAGCTGGCCTATCCTTTGGAAGGTGTTCAGTATATTTTTCATAAAGATACTTTGCTGTTAATGGGGGAAAGTTTACTGCATATTGGCACCATGAAATACGAAATGCCTTTAATCCAACAGGAAATAATTTCTGGCCATATTCAAAAAACCTGATCTGATAATTTTCACTCTTGTCGTAATTAACATTTGTTTTACATCCATCTGGTATATTTAGTGATTCTATTTCAGATTTAGATATGCTCAAAAACTTCTGCGATTTTATCTTTTCATTATATCCAGTATAGTCTGCATCAATATTTTTTGGTGCAAGCCAATAATCAGTTTTGCCATACTTTCGTTCAGTTTTCTCAAACTCTTCAATCCATTCCTTCCCCGTCTTAGCAAAAAGATTTTCAGGATCTTCAGCCTTTACCGGAAGAGAGTAATGATAAAAACTATCACGCTTGAAGTGTCTACGAGAATATGTGGTCACCTTCTTCAATAGGCTATCATCAACAAAATGATCGTAAATTGAAAGCCCATCAGTAGAGTTCTTGTAATTAATTTTGGTTGCCATCATAGAAGGGAACCATTGGTTGGCTGCATTTCCAATAACAGACGTATTACGAATACAATCCTTCTCTCCAGTTAGTTCATCAACCATTTCAAATTCATGTACTGGAAAAGAATCTAATTTATTGAATTGGTCGACAATCGCATCTTCATTATATCCTACTCGGGGAGGCATTCCCAATTCGTCCCACGCATAGGCAATAGTTTTTCTCATATCGATCACCCATTGAGAAAATTCATCATCAGACATCCATAAAATTTCTTCAAACGGTTTGTTTATTTCATGCTCTAGGATATAATTGTTGCGTTCATAAAAATGGTTCATTCTCACCTTCCTCGCATTTCAAAAAAACGCCGCAACATATAACCAACGAGAATGCTTTGGCAAGTCCAATAGACCATTATACCAAGATTCTGGGTAACAGAAACTGTGACTCCAAACATCTCATAAACAAATAGTTCGGCCGTTATAAGGGCGGCTGTAAATCCAACAAAACGAGTTACAACTGTTTCTTTCAATGCTTGTCTTCTTGTTTGTTCTTTTCTCACATTACGCTCCTACATTCCAAAACAATGCTCCTGAAGATGCGTGTTCTCGTATAAATTTCCATGCCTTGGCTTCATAAGTGGGCGCTGATGGAAAGGGAGGCGCGTCTTCTGGCTTGACAGGTTTGTCAAATTTTAATTCACTTCTATGATATATAGCACGTCCAACCTCACGTTCCTTCATATTATGTCCAACAGATACCACATGAATTTCTGCATCAGGCCAAGCCAATTGAAGAGAACGATTGAGCGTTCCACTTGATCCTACAGTCCAAACTTCTTTAGGTTCAATAGGCAACGCTCGGGCAACTTTAATGAAAGAACCAATCACCGATGGATGCTCTAAGCCTAAAGGCAAAACTGCACGTTCTGTTGGATTCTCTGCTACATAATCTTTGGCGCGTTTCTGTGTCACATTTAACATTCCATTAGGGACCCAACGATAGTCTGCCCCCAACGACAATCCTTTAATCTGATAGCCATGAAGGTTTTCTCGCTTTCGCTCTGCCATGAACAGCACAGCCTTCTTATCATACTTGCCACATACCACAGGTAGACTAATTTGTGCATATCCTGTGGCAGGACAACTACCAAAAACCCACTCTTTGGTTTCTTTAAACTCTGGCATATGTCCGATTAGATAATCTACACCTCGAACTTTGGTCCCGGCACCTAAAAGGTCATCTCGAAGCACGATATAATCTTCGTGCATTTTAAGAACTGGCTCAGGATTTGGATCAATCCAATCTTTCACAATTTGAAGGTAGTATTCTGCGTCATTACCATCTAACATAATAATCCTCTCACATCATCATTTGCATCAACATCAACAACCAAATGAAGTCGATCTGTTTTTCCAGTATTTATGGCCTGGTGAGGCTTGCGAGTATCAATATACCAACATTCCCCCACCTTCATATGTACATTTTTTTTAGTACCATCAACATTCCATGTGGTAAATACAACAGAGTCATTGGTGATAATTGGAAAGTGCAATCGCATAATTTTTCCGTCTTGAATACCAGAATCGGGATCAACTTGATCAGTATGTCTTTCAAGTTCCCCTCCTCCAGGAGCAAGTCGCATAATTCTAATTCGATGAAATGTGCTTGGAATCAAATCTAGTATAAGTTCGACTGAAGCCAGATTCATTCTAAGTATTGTGTCCTGCATTTCAAATATTTTGTCTGCGTGTTCTTCTTTCCACTTTTTATTCATCTCAATAGGTTTGGTAATAAATTCAGGATCAGGAGTATAACCACGAAGCGATAGTGCCGACCATGCACCATTTTTATTATAGTTTGAATAATGATTCGTGAAATCTAAGTCCAAATTTTGAATTTGCTCTGATAAAAATTCAATCAAAGGAGTCACATCATCTAACGAAAGTTTTTCTAAAGAAAAATCCTCTTCAGGCAACCTGTCTGGATGTATTCTTGGAACATCAAACAACGCATTATCTGTTAATGATGGTCTGAAATAAATTCCATATAATTCAGCAAAGGTTGTAATTTTTGTTCCAACCCAAGAGAATCCTGCCTTCAAAGCAACTTCTTTTGAATTCGCATCCTCCCCCCAAACATAAAGCCAACATGGTTTATCAATCTCATGTTCTTTTAAAATTGCAAGGGCTTTTGATTGACAGCCCTCTTTCCATGCTAAGTTTTTTATAGTACAGTCGCCCTTTTGTTTGTTCCCAATAACTACACCACGGTACATATTAATAGGAGAAGCAGCTTTTGAAATTTTACTAGTAAATGCAACATCTCCATCAAAGTATAATGATTTGTCGTGCAATCCTTCTGCTACATTATTCTTTTTGAATGAATTAAAAGGAGACATGGCATATGTATTATAATACGAATAAAATGTTTCTATTTCTTTAAGGTATTCTAACTCATAACCTTTCATCCATGGTTTTTTTTCTTCCATCATGCAGCCACCTGACTAAAACCTCTTACTTTTTCAAACTTAATCGATGCGTCAAATTTATCATGCAGCATGTCTGTTTTATGGGAAATTACAAACACGTTTTGTCCTTCACCTAATGAATATAAAATTTTCATAAACTCTTCAGTACCATCCATGTCTAATGAACTATCAAAAACTTCATCCAAAATCAAAAGATTAGTGTTGATTGAATTTTTAAGTCGTGCCACAGACCTCCAGGTAAACAGAAGGGCAAGATCAATTCTCTTCTTCTCACCTTCACTAAAATTATAATACGAAAACTGATCCCTATGCCTACTTTTAATTGTCTCTTGAAAGTTTTCGTCTAGAGTAAAGTGAACGAAAAAATCCATATCAGCCAAGTGTTGGTTGATTAGTTTATTAATGATAGGAATATATTGCTTTATGATTAATGTTTTTATTCCTGAATCTTTTAATAGATCACCAGCCGTTTGATATAATGATTTTGTATTCGATAGTGCCTCTTGTGATTTTTCCAATTCTTTTGTTTCGGACAACAATGTTTTTATGGTTTCTTTTTCCTTATTAAGATCACCTTTTGTTTCCTGTAAGGTTTCATTTTCCTCTTGTATTTTTTTGACATACTGCGTCAAAGCAGAAATCGAATTATTTTCCACATTGATCGAATTTTGCAATTCGTTAATTTGATCTTTCACACCAGAAATTTCTGACAGTCTCTTGTCTACTCCTTTAACCTTTTCCTCAAGATCAAGCAATGCTTGTTCTAATTCATTTAATTTAAGAGACTTATTTTCAATAGTCTTTGATTTAAATCCTGCATCAATTTTTTGTTCACAAGTTGGGCAGTCATCGTGGTCCGTATAAAAATCAATTTCCTTTTTTATCTTAGACTCATTTGTTTGTATTTTAAACAACAGCCCCTCTATAGATTTTTTAGATTTTTGTAATTTATCTTGATCTGTAATTGTGACATTTAAATTTTGCACTTGATTGGAAAGAGTTGTTATTTCAGATTTATGTGCCACGATAGTTTCATGGGACTCTTTTATCTCTTCTCTATTTTTTTCTAATTTTGCCTGGTGGTTCGTCTGTAATTTTTTAAGATGATTATTATGAATTTCTATTTTTTCTTCAGTTAGTTCTATGTTGTGTGTATTATCAGAAATTTTAGACTTAACCTCACTAATGCGTTCTTTCAGAATAGAATTCATTCCTGAAAATATTCTAATATCCAACAAGTCTTCAATCACTTCTCTTCTATGGGCTGCTGTTAATTGCATAAAAGGAAGAAATGTTGCGCTTCCCAAAATAACAGCCTGGGTAAACGACTTATAATTGAGGTGTAAAATTTGTTCTTCAAAATATTCCTGTGCATCTTTTACACTAGACGCCTGGTCGAGTGTAGTTCCATTTATTGTTATATTAAATAAATTGGGTTTAATTCCTCGCTCCACATGATACCGTTTATTCCCAATACAAAACTCAATTTCAACGCAACACGATCCATCGTTAATACTATTGATCAGCGTGGGTTTACTAATCTTGCGAAACGGCTTTCCAAACAAACCAAAGGTAATGGCATCAAGAAGTGTGCTTTTTCCTGAACCATTTTTTCCTATAATAAGTGTTCTGGTTGATTTGTTTAGTTCAATCTCAATAAAATTATTTCCCGAAGAAAGGAAATTTTTCCAACGAACCTTCTGAAATTCCAATGCCATATTAATCCTTATTCAGTTCCAAGGGTATTAGCTTCTTGGTACAACTCTTTAAACAAACTTTTCAACTTAGTCTTATCTGTATTAGAGTTTAAAGAATCAATGTATGTGTTTAAAATACTCATAGTATCTTCGGCTTGATCAACACCCATCTCATCCTCTAAAATAACTTCACTATAGTCTTCTACAATTTTCACATCATTCGGCCCCACTTTATACAGACCATCCAACATAATATCAAACCAATAAGGGTTCGTTTTATTTTGAACCACAACTTTAACGTTCGTGTTCTTATATTTCTCGAATTCTTGTATCGTAACCTCTTCAAATGTCTTATCGGTATCATCATAATAAATCTTATGAAACATTCGATAAGGATTTTGAATGAACTCTAGTTCTCTAGTTTCAGTATCAAAGGTATGAAATCCTCGTTTATCATTATAATCAATCCATGTCATTTCATATGGATTACCAAGATAAAAGATTGTTCCATTATCAGACTTATGATGAAAATGACCAGACATAACCATGTCAAATCTATCGAACAATGATGCGTTCAAACCTATAGGGTTTCTCATCTTTTGGTCCATTAAAAACCCTTTAATCTCAAGATGCCCCATAAGAACAGGAGCCGCACTGGTTTTTATGAGATCAACAGATTCGTCATAATTTTCAGAATTAATCCAAGGAACCATAAGAATATTCAAACCGTCGATATTAACTTCAGTAGGCGATGAATATATCCAAGGTTCATATTTACCGTCTAATGTGCTAAATAAAGTATCCATTGAATTAATACGATTGGTATTCTTATAGTGGCAGTCATGGTTGCCTATAATAATATGGGTGTCAATTCCCATCCTACCTAATCGAAATACAAAATCATCGCGAAATGATTTTAGGGTATTGAAGTTAATATACTTTCGGCGATCTACAATATCACCTAAATGTACAACAGTTTTAATGTTATTGTCTTCAAGAAAGGGGAAGAACAATTCATTATAGAACTTGAAAAAATACTCTCTGAATATAGCAGAATCATTTCTGGCGCCAAAATGCGTATCCGTCAATAGAACAATCTTAGCCATCGTAAGATGCTCCTTCCATTATGTTTATTATATCAACTATGCCTTTGGCTTCTTTTTTGCGGCCGCCTTTTTCTTATTGGCCGTCGCTTTAGCTTCAAACTCCTCGATAAAATCATAGAGATTGGAATAAATGCTGTCGTTATATTTACCTAAACGAAATTCATCTCCTCCGCCGGGCGCCTGTTGAGCCATAATACCTTCCATCATTCCAGACCTTTCTAATGATTTATACTTCACATAAAGCTGTTTCTTTTCTTTTTGGATCCTTCGCAAAAATGCAAAGTAAATTATTTGAGTAAAATATGCAAAGGGATTTCTAGATTTCTCGGGATCGAAGTTATCAATATACTGTAAACAATTTTCAATTCCATCTGAAATCATTTCTTCTCTGAAGGTATAGTTGATGAAATTGGGTTTATATGAAAGATGTTCTGCAATCTTCAGAAAGCATTCTCCAACATAATTAGGAACCTGAGGCCTTTCGGTATTGTTGAGCTTAGATTCAATAACTGAATTTCTAAACTTTAACATTTCATCTAAAAACAATGTATTATCAACATAATGATTGGCTTTAGCTTTAGTATTAGATTTTGTTTTTTCCATTGTATTATTTTATCCTAATCAATATAGCACCATTATATAGTGTCAATTTAAAAGTTTTTTGCCCTTTTTTCTTGGAGGGAATGAAGTTTTTCCTGTAGAGGTATCATAGTCTTCCAGATCAGACAACGCTTCTAGTTGAGATAAACCATCTAACAAATTTACAATCCTTTCATCAGCCTCAAGCATTTCCTTATCAATCATTTTTTTAGATTCTTCAGGGCTTACAATTTTACCGCCAATATCCTTATTAGAGATCTTATATTGCCGAATCATCTCTGGACTGACATTAGACATAACCAACACATTATCCTTCTTGATGGTAAAGTGAATATCATCTGAACAGGGTATCCACGGTCCTAAGGAAATATAAAAACTGGATAAAGATCCAGAAGCATGATCAGGCATGAATATCAATCTTAAAGGTCTCTCCAACATAAGGGTGGAAGGATTATCATCGGAAACATGAACCGCAGATACTAGTTCATCTCCAGTAATCAACTTCAGGTATTTGTAAGAGACTGTTGTGTTTTCCATAGTTTACACTTCTCTTTCTATTTATATAGTAAATCTACTTTATAAATTTTAACAGAAAATTTTTCTGCCTTGTAATATTTGAATCTTTCTGAAAAATGGCGAACAGAGAAATTGGCACGCTTTTTATATGAAAGATCATCCACGATGTCATATAATACCGCAGCTATCTTATTTTCACCTTTTCTTAATCCTCTACCAATACTCTGAAGGGTTCGTATTTTAGACTTACCAGGATGGGTGAATATGATATTATGTAAATTCTTAATATTCACTCCGGTAGAATAAACCCCATTTGATGCTACTATTATAGCATCTTTTTCAGATTCTACAATAGCTCGGACCTTTTCTCTTTGTTCCACATCTGTTCCACCATAGACGAAGAATAGTTTTCTAGAAGGATCAGCCTGTTCTTTAATTATTTCAAAAAGAGGCTTACCATGCTTTTCTACATATTGAAAAAGAACCAGAGTATTTCCCTTCAGGCTTAGGGTTAAATTACGAATGAAATTGTTTCTTTTAGTATCTGTTACAAGAAAATCAACCTCATCTTGATATTTACCTTTACTAAGTTCTTTTCGGATTTCTTCTGGATAAGATAGTGTTATAGCCTTAATCTCAAATGCAGATAAAAATTGTTTGTCTATCAGGTCTTTTGTTGTAGTGACAGCCTTTACTAGACCAAATAGTCCCTCTAAAACCAATTGGTGTGTCTGCGTATCATCTAAAGTTCCTGTCGTTCCAATTCTATATTCGGCATTGGTCATATTGGTCATAATTGTGGTCAAGGATTTTGACTTAAACAAATGACACTCATCACCAATAACAACATCATATTGATCAAAATATTCTTTTGGCATACGAAATAATGATTGCCAAGTTGAAACCACAATGTTCTTGTCAGTTTCCTTTTCTCGACCTGCCATAATTTGATGGACATGATTTTCTGATTTCCATCCTTCTGGTTCACCATAATGACCGAAATCATGATACATTTGTGCAACAAGAGATGTCGTTGGAACAATGATCAGCTTTTTCTTATTCTCATAAAATCTCATGAGAAGATAAATGATCAAAGATTTTCCAGATGCGGTGGGAGAAAGAAGCAAGCATCTTTTTTTACGAACTGCATGAACAAAGGCTTTAAGTTGCCATTCTGCTACTGAAAACGGAAGCTTCAACGTGTTAATAAAATCTTGTGCTTCCTTTAACGAAAACTCAACATCACCCTTTATTGTGGTGTGATCTATAACAACATTATATTCTCGCTCTTCACAAAATTTTTCGATATATTTTAATAGCCCTGCATATATTCTTCTCTTTCGAGTATCAAGTAATCGTATTTTTCCGTCCCAAGTGCGATTTCTATATGCAGGCATAAATTTATAGCCAGGAACATAAAAAGTAAAATGTTCCGACATTTCTTTAATTATATGGGGTTCAGCATCAAGAGTAATATATGCGGAACTTTCTTGTGATATAATTAAAGTCTCTCTAAGATTGTGCGACGATAATAGCTCGCTGCTCAATTGGATAACTTTCTACTGCTTGCGTTATACTACATATAATGTAGATGTTTTACAGTTGACCTATTCCGTTTATAAATTGGCGCCACTTAATAGCATTATTGATGTTAAAGCTTCGGTTATTGATTGATGATATAATAGCTTTAAGATAATCAACTTTACTTTGTTGTTGATCGAGCTTAATTAAAACGTTGATCAAATCAACATCACTTTCCATATACCTAGGAACATCTTGCTTTAGAAGGCGATGGTCAAATTGTTTCCAATCGCGATCTTCCAACTCAGATTGATCCATTTTACCCGAATAGTATTCAAACTTATCTCGCTCCAATTGTTTATGGGAGTATTTCATTTTGCGAAGCAGAATATTTTCACGGTTATAGATTTTAAGATACTTATTGTGCAACTGAGGAATCTTAATAGATTCCATATCTAGTTCAGTATCATCCATACCACAATCGTTAGACCATGCCTCTTCAATTTCTTCCATCTTCATATTGCACCGCTCCAATGATATAATTATACTTATTATAGCACGAAATCACATTTTGTCAAGGGGAAAATGAATCATACCTTTTTATATTCATATAAAAGATAACGAAAGGTAGCATCCGCAGTAACATAATCAATATCACTAACGGTAGAATCAAACTGTAAAGATGATACAGAGGTTGGATATAAATCTCTAAAGTGTACCTCATAATTTAGATTCATGTTGCTATTTAAGATATGCATTGTGGCATCAGAATATCTTGCATCTTGACCCGGTCGGGCAGAATCAATCAAATTGTCATACTGATCGAAGCTTTCAGGAAAACCTAAACCAAAAATCCACTTTTGAATTTCTTCCCAATTTTTCAAGTCTTCGTCTACTTTAAATCTAATGTTTAGATCTTCAAAATCTAACTTATCTCCTGGAACATTTACATCGACAAAAGGGGTCGGCATATCAATTCTACCTAAAGTGACTCCAGGTAAATTTGTGGATTGAGCAAACCAATTGACATGAGGTAAGCGTTCGATTGAAAATCTAAATCCAACGGGGGATAGAAAATTTTTATTAGTCGGCTCTGGCATAATATCTCCTTATATCTATATTTATAACACAAACCTAAAAAAGGGCACCCCCCGAAGAGGATGCCCTTTTTTTATTGCGACAAACTTACTGTATTAGAGTAGGTTTGTGATCAAAAGTCTACGATAGTAGATGTTCTGATCTGCGCTACCTGGATTAGTCGCATCAATCGCGCCCAATCCATTTTCGGTCGCGAAAGGATTGTTGACAAGGCCGTACCGAGTCTTGAATCCGATCTTTGGCTGGAAGTCGTTCTCGCCAACTGCACGCACCATCTGGAGCGGAACATATGGGCAATAGAACAGACCAGCATCATAGGCCGAAGACCCACGATAACCATCAACAGCATAGT